AACAAGAACCTTCGAAACTCTTTAATTCTAATGTCCAAAATGTATTTCTGTCACCACTAAAAATCATAAAATCACATGGACTATGTTGACTGAATCTTAGCTTTGAACTCATATCAAATGATTGAGCAGCATCAGGAGGGCGATAAATTAATATATCTTCTGGACACGATTTTTTGAAATTCTGTTCAAAAACCTTACCTATATTTTTTGCTATAATTATTCATTCCTTTCTGATTAAGGGCAGGCAGTCTAGTCATCTGCCCTAACTAAAAAATGCCCTTACCATATGACTAGATAATGGTAAAAGCACTTTAATTTTCTATGAGTTTCTTCCTTATTAATATAAAGATATAACAAAAGAGCGATCTTGTATGAAATCGCTCTTTCATAAAATAAAATATGTAATTACGCACAAACAAACATTGGGTATAGCTCCCACTTAGCGTTGGGATATTTATCAATATTATCAAGTACGACTTTGTGTACTTCTTCCATATTGCCAATATTAATATCAATATGGATAATTTTTCCACCTGTTAGTTCAACTTCTTCACAAATTAAATTAAAGTACATCATCATGTTAGATTCCTCCTATCTCTTTATACAAAATAATTCGTACAAGTCAACTTTTAGTATATGAGATAAAGTAATAGCGTGACTAAGTAGAATATCATTAGTTTGATTGTTTTCAATTTTTGACAGGGTGGTTGCAGAAATACCACTTCTCTGAGATAGTTCCTTTAATGTTATATTTTGCTTATATCTATATTCGCCAACTTTATTCTTCATATCATAAGTATTCTCAAGAAAAATTTTGTTATACATAGAATAACTGAAATTTAATAAACATTGGTTTATACAATATGTGATATAATGAAGATTATGGCTAAATTACCTAAAATCACCACTAACAAGTTTGTTATGATATATTTCTCTAACAGCTTTCATTGATTCTACAATATATCCATTAGTCATATGATTATCAGCAAGTATTTTTTCATATTGCTCATAAGTCCGAAAAATATGTTCAAAAGCTTCTCTATTATAATCCTGCCCACCCGTAAGAGCAGAACAAAAATTAAGAAGCTCCCATCGAATATCAGATATCTCTTTTTGTACAAGATTGTCCTTAATATCATCTATACCTTTAGATATTTTTAAAATTTCCTGATACTGCCAATTGTCGTGTTTTTCAAGCGTTTTAATACGATTTTCAACAATTTCTTTATCTTCTTCGTTTCCTGTTTTAATGCGATATTTTTTTTTGAAATAGCTGAATATTTCAATAATTTCCTTAGCTGCAAATAAGATGGCAAAGAACCCAAGAATGACTAATAAATAATCAATTTGTGCAAGTTTTTCTATAGCTCCCACTCATATGTACCATCCCTTCTTACTTCTTCAAAAAATTCTTGAACGCTTCATATAAACCTGTAGAAGCAAGACCAGAGACAAGACCGCCAAGTAATATCTCAGGTGTAAAAGCCATATTCATCCAAATATTTAAAACAACACCTAACACACCCATGATTGCAGGAATATACTTATTAACTGCATCTGTTGTAACAATATTTTTTAATACATAGCCGATACATAAACAAATACCAACAATAATCGGTACTGCAAAATTTGTTAAAAATGATAAATCTGTCATAATTTTAATCCTCCTTATACTATAACTTTATTTAATTGTCTTAATACATCACATCAATCATACTAATTCATGATTGCACCATTTTTTATAGACTTCTGTTGTTTCTTCTTTAAGAAATACAACTGCCAAAATAATGTTGTTTGTATCCGCATCAATACTCGTATACATATCTATTGGATATACGCCATTTTTGATATATAACAAATATTGCTTTGGATTAACTATTCTTACAACTTCATATATTGAATAATCTCTTGGTTTTAAATTTGTTTTAATCATTCCTTTTTATCCCTTATATAAATAGCGTAAAAAATAGGGATTACAACAGTGAATAGCGGTATGTTATAATCCCTTATTTAAAAATCACTATTCAACATTACTTTCAGCCTCATTTTCGACTTTTGTAACAATATCCTTTTTGACAGACTTAACTTCTGTCTTTTTATTTTCTTTCTTAATAACTTGTGCTTTTGCTTTCATAATAGAAGCAATAGAATTCTTATAGCTTTCGCCAAAATATTCTTTCCTGCTTAAATCCAATTTTTCTAATTTTGCTTTAGCTTCAATATCTGTCATACGTCCATCTTCAAATGAAGAAGTAATATTGTAAATGTCTTTGCAATTTTCACTACAATAAGCAAAATGCCATGTAGGTTTAAATCTGTCTTCTGGATTACAAACTGGGCAAAACGAATACTCTTTATGGCAAACGCAACACGTTCTTAAATCATTCTTGCTCATTCATTCATCTCCTTAATATAATAGAAGAGTGGTTTGCCACTCTTCTAAATATGTTTTGGTTGTATAAAGATTAGACTTCCTCTTCTTCATCTACAAAATAGATTTCAACCATATCCTGAGATGTAGAACATGCGTTTGTAAGGATTGCACCCTTATAATCCATTGTCTGTGAATCTCCACCCTGAAGGGCAAGGCTTACTTCTGGACTTGGCATAAATGATGAAATATGGATAATGCAACCACGATAGCTTCCAATTTCACATTTATCAACTGCAAGAGCCTTGAAGTATAACTCATGAGCCTTTGGATATTTATCACCAGAAATTGTAAGCTTAGCACCACTCTTAACATTCTTCTTAAACTTAACGAGGTACTGTGTTTCCTCTGGATCTGATGGTGGTGTAAGCTTATGATCTGTTTCTGTATCTACCTTAAATTCTGTTGCAGAAGCAGCAGAACCTTTTGTATAAGCCTTTCCAAGTGAACCATTTGCTGAAAGTGCATTTACAATAAATGAATCCTCAACAGCATCTGTAATATCAAGTGTTTCACCTGCTTTTACAATCTTAAAGATAGGCATAACAATTGTATTAGAATCTGAAGCAATCTCAGCGTCCTGAGCAGAAATAGCTTCAATTACAGAAAGATTCATAAATGCATTAGTGGCAGTAACCTCACCACTCTTACCTGAATACTTTCTATAAATTAAGTTACCATCTTTGTCTTTAATATCTGTTGAGTCGGCAGTGATATCAATAGTTGCATTTGTCAACTGTGTCAATGCATAAAGAGCTTTTGTCTTTGTAGCACCATAGCCGAACTGAAGACGGTCAATAATTACGTCACCAAGTTTAAATGCCATAATATAATTCCTCCTTATAATATAAAAATTTGTATTAAAAAAGAGCGATATAAATCGCTCAATCTTTCTAACTATTCATGTAATTCACGCATAAAATTAAATTGCTCTTTTGGAACTTTAGACATATCACACATACCTGAATACATTCCACTCATTAAAGCACAAGTAGATTCATATATCTGTAATCTCTGTACAGAATCCATAAATTCATATATTCCAACATCTCTAAGTTCCTGTAACTTGTATTTAAAACCTGGGTGATTTATACAAGCCGATATAAGTGGCAGAAGAGTAGAAGTATTTTTCTCATCTCTTTGTGCCATATTCATTTTATCTTCGTCTATCATCCATTGTTTTGTTGTCTTTCCTTTTGCTTTTTCTATTTTTGGATGGATATTAAGCAAAGTTCTGATATATTCAGCTATCTCCATATATTCAGATTCTTTTAAAATAAAATCATTTTCAGAATCATATAAACATAACTGAGATTTATAAGAATCTTTTTCTTGAAACTGCATTAGCCGCATATGTTCAATTCTATAATCTGGGAATAACAATCGAATTGCAGAATTATCAGTATCTGTCATACTTTTCATCATACCAAATACTTCAATATCTTTAACTTTGCACCAATCTATTCGCTGTGGTAAATCCCATAACATTACACGAATAGATGTAGAATTATATAGAAAAGGCAAAAGACCAGAATAAAATTTTGATTCACCCATATTGAGAATATCACCTATTGTCGGCTGTACGATACGAATACCTTTAACAAAATAATCTTCTCTAAAATACATTTTCAATGGATCAAATTTATATTCTTGTTTGTTATCTTTTTTATGTTGAGCTTCAGCTATAACGGCAGCTTGAAGTCCATCCAATATATCAGTATTTTGCTGTGACATAATATCACCGCCTTAACAGATAGTTCATCATCTGCGATTGCCCATCATAAGGTGTCTGAACCTTACTGTTTAAATCTGTAAGTTCAAATACAAGAGTACGAGCCACATAATTATTATCTACTGTAGATTCATAATTCTGTGTAAGATGTGTCTGCATACCAAATATATTAGACCAAGCGAATCGTTCTCTTATAATAGAAGCGATAAGATCATGTCTTGGAATTCCAGTAAGTTTATCCATGCGGTCATCTCCATGAGCAAAGATAGTAAAAGTAACTTGCGTTTCTTTTAATCCTGGCTGATGCCTAACCGTATCTCTAAACCCCACTTGATAACACACATAACATTTAACTGTTGTCTGTGTATCTGGAATAAATAAAAATGGACGAATAAGAGAATCACTTCCGAAATATCTATCCCATTCTCCAAGAGATTCATATTGTTTTGTATCTTCATTCCATTCCCAATTGATATTTCCATGTTTGTCAAACAATTCCGATTCTAACTCTTTATCATCAAGAGCATACAATAGACATGGATTTGACAATAAAGCATTTTTGATTTTTTGCTTATATAGAATTACGTCATCATCAGGAGTAGTCTTATATGCACGAAGCTTATTTAACAAGTCATTCTTTGTAATTAATTTTTTTTCCATATACAAACACCTCCTATTCAGTTAATTCCAGCGGCAAAATTTCAGATTTAATCGGCAAGTCATCCTTAACAATTTCACACTTAACAGACAATATTTTGCCGATAACGGAACTGTCATTAGGAAACTTTACTTTCTTTTGATTGTATTCTGTACCAGCTCGCCATGTAACTTTATCAGTCCAATCTTCATCGTCAATAGAGCAAGTCCATGTAAAAGTTGCATCAACATATTCAGTTGTAATATCTTCATTGGAATCATTGAATAGATTTACTGTAAGATTTTTATAAGAGCCACCTACTTTGATTGTTGAGGTGGATGCTGAAATTCTTGCTGTAATAGAAGATGGGGGAGTGGTTGGAGTAGATGGATCTGTTGGTGCGATTTCTGAATCGAAATAGTTCGCATACATTTCGCCTGTTTCAAGATTAACATAATCAGTATGCTCATTCCAAAATGCTGTATATATAGTAAGCTTTTGAATACCAAATGGCATTGAATTTTCAACTTTGGTCACTGTCCATACGGTAGGATGTTCTGTTAAAGCACTTACTACAACACGCATATTTTTAGAGTCTTCAGAAGTGTACCAAAACTTCTCTGTAATAGAGTTCATTGGCAACCATATTTTATCCTGATTATCTGTGTGTGTAAAATATCGGTCTGTATAAGTGCCTATAGTGTAGGAATTCTGTTGTCTTAAACAACACCACATACGTCTCTTGATGCGCCTATCATTAGATTTTTCAATCCATGTAAGTTCGTAATTTACTGGTAAAATCAGATACTTTGGAAACTGATTTGCAGGTTCATCACGACAGATAATCCACTTATGATAAATTCCTCTATCATCTGGAACGTCCACGAAAAGTCCTATCGGAAATGTCGCTCCATAGCGTTTCCTAAAATCAGTCTCATAATAATAAAGGTCATCACCTTCATTGAATCTTACAGGCTGACTTGGACGAAACATAAGATAGTATTCTACTTGATCTTTGTCCATTGACTGATAAGATTTGACAATAAACTTTGCGTCAATCTTTGTCTTATTGGTATTTTCATAAGTCATACCTTCAGCAAGAGAACGTGTAATTCCATGTTCATCTGTGAAGAAGTCATCATGAAAGTAGTCATAAATGTAACAAGTCTTAGAAGTGATACTGTTATCCCAAGTTTCTTCCATCAAAAAATCAGATTCTTCTTTATAAATCTGACCTAAAGTTTTCGCATTATTTGTTTTGGCGTTAGCGATTCGCCGTGCTGTCTGTAAGCTTGGCATCACCAACACCTCCTTCAAACATCTGCTTAATGTAATTGTGACTATCTAAAATAGCCCTACGAAATGTCATGTAATCAAACTCATCGGATGTAACTTCGTCATAAGCAGCTTGCAAAGTAGCCATTAATGTGACCATAATTCCATTGTTATTAAATAGAGTCTTTGTTCCACTAAATTTAAACATGACATTCTGGAAAAATATAAGAAAAGCTTCATCATTCTCAAATATTTTTTCTTCTATTCGATTATCCTTGTAAAGTAATAACTTATGGACATCGTTGTGCATTGCATGTGCAGCTTCTTTAATTTGTCTTTTAGTGAACGAACCATATATATATTCCATAGTTATTCACCTCGCACATATGAATTATTAATATATCCATGACTTGCAAGTTTTCTACTAAATTCATGCTGTAATGTATCCAATCTACTTTGCATATCTTTATATGGATTCTGCATGTTTTTTTCTTCTTTTGTTCCTAAAGCTCTAGCAGTAAATTTTGCAGAGTCAACCTGTGGTTTTAACCATTCAATTGTCATTCCAAGAGTGAACAATCCTATAACATATTCTTTATCTGCAAAATCGCTAACAGGATATTGCATCTCAAATTCAATCTGTTGGATTTCATCATCCATATTAAATGAAGCGAATTTTCTAATAACTCGTTCATCACCTGCAACCATGCGTAAACGTTCAGTCCATGTTTCATTAAGATCGTTTTCGTCAAGAGAAAGTTCTTTCATATCATTGATTCGTCCTCTTGTTCGTGAAAAAATTGTTTCATATGGAAGCGTCATTGTGAGCCTCCTTTACTACATATTCAATTTTAAAAGCAACTCTGTTCCAAAAATAGAATCAAGTGTCTGAATTCTCTTAACAGAATCAAGTGTTCCGTCATCAACCATACTTGTTGCAATGGTTTTTAATGCTTCCTGTGCTCCAATTGGAAGAGAATAGATTGCTTTTTCCATTTGCGAAGGAGTCATCTTTAAAATATCTCTTAAATCATTTGTTGAATGAAGAGTAGAATATAAATCATCAAGTTCTGGATGTAATGCAATGAAATCTGCATTCTGCACAACAAAACGAGGTTTAAACATCATCTTGTCACCCTTCCTTGCTGCATAATCCAAATCTCTAAATTCAATTTCCTGAACGTCATCAATATCTGCAAATGTATATAAAGTATCTGATTTAAGTCCAACATAAAATAATTCTCCTGCGGTAAGAGACACACATGGAATCATTTCTGTTGGCTCAAACTTCTTTTTTTCTGATTTCTTTTCAGCCACATCAGTATTAGTATTTTCTACTGCTTTTGTGGTTGTCTTTTTTGTATATGCCATTTATTTTTTCCTTTCTATCCAATATAAAAAGAGTGGCTAGATA